GTGCTTGTTACAGTATGTGGGGTACAAAATCTTTCGCCAATCTACGCATTTACCCATTCCACATCCACGAAACGCCAAAATCTCAATCCGCGAAACAAAAGGGCCACGTTACGTTCAGCAACGTAGCCCCTCTCTTCTTGCGTCAGCCTACCAGCACCCTACCTCACCCCGCACAGCGCCAGTACCTCACAAAACTTCTCCCTTACTTTCACGCTCTCAAACAGCATTCTTCCCTGCCTGAAATATCTGCCCCATGCCTTAAGCAATGGTTCGTTTCTCTCAATCATCGGAATGTCTGGTTCTGCATCCTCGCGCATAAGTGCACACGTGCTTTTTCCTATTGCTTCTCCCTCGCACACGTAGATACTGCCATCATCAATCGAAGTCCATAGACTGAACGTGCTGTGCCCCCACTTAATGTTTTGCGTTGGCGCCGCTCTCTTTGGCCGCTTCTTAATGAACGTCTTATCGTCGTTTCGGAATTGGTTCATCTGTGCGTATGCGGCGTATGCGCTGCCTGCCGTCAGCATGCCAATATTGCTTCTATCGGCTGCTTGCTCAAATGCCTTGCTCCAACAGTTTTGTACGAATATCTGCGCTCTGCCTACCGCGACCCTCTTTGTGTGCCCCACGGGCGGCGGGGTAATTTTCCAGGCTACAAAATACGGGTTCACCACGTCTGCGGCGTTTGCGAGCATGACAATGGTTACTCTGTCTTCACGCCTGTCCAGTGTTTCCCATAGGTTAAGAAGCTGCTCTACGCAATTCTTTGGGTAAGGCGGGGTTCGCGTCTCTCGGATGAACTCGTCAAACACAACATAATGCATGTTTGCAACGCTCTTGCCTTTATAGCTCTGTGCCTTTGTCAGCGCGAGAAGTTGCCCCATGGTTTCCCACTTATCAACTTCCCCGTCCTCGCCAATCTTGCCAATCTGCATCGTGCGGCCCATGCAGCGGAATTTGTAGCCGGGGAACTCGTCATTGCGCATAATGTCGGAGAAGAACGCTTCTGGGCCGTCCGCTACAATGTCCTTAATTTCCTGGTCAAAAGTTCGCAGGTATCCCCACGTGCGGCCCGTCTTGAGGTAATCGCGTATGCACGCCTTTTTCCAGCCGTAGGTTTTGCCAAAGGAACGGGCGCCTGTTACCACGTTAATAGCGCAACCGCTGCCCATTACTGCGCTGGGGTCATATCGGTATTTCTTGGGGATAGCCATATTATATCACCTTAGTCGAGGAATCTACACACCCAAAGTCTAGAAACTTTCGTCCAATAGTTCTGATAGAGCGTTGTCACGTCATCGCCCATTTTGTGCGGTAGTGGCGCGTTTCCAGCGCCCCATACAACACCATTTCCAAAGTACCAATCTACGTGGTCTGTTCTGCCATCGTCATTGTAGTCCAGAATTATAACGTCACCAGGTCGCAGCACGTCTAGCGGTATGTAGCCGTCTGTGGTCTCGTACACATGGTGCATGTTATCTCTCATTGCCATCGTCCACGAACCAATCCAGCTGTACTTGTTATTAGTAGCAGCGTTTGCAGCCCAATAGATGCATCCGCCGCAGTCGCTATAGCCGCTTGAGGGCGGGTCGAGCCTGCCCGCTCCTTGTGAATACTGCCACTTGTTCTCGTTGTCATACCACAGTTGCCGCATGGCGGGAAAGTCTGCAGGGTCATCAGGGCTTGCCGCTGGTACGTCACCCTCAGCGGTAGAGCCGCCACCCGGGTTTGGTACGTTGGTGCCGCTCCATGGTAGCCAAATGCCGCGCCCCGTGTTGTGGCATAGCAGCTTGTCAGTTCTCACCGCCTTACCGTGGATAATAAGGTCATTCCCCGCACATTCAACATAACTTATTTGGTCTTGCAGGCTTGACCCTTCAATGGCGCCGCCGGGGTCTCCAATGCTCGGGGTGTCAATTACCTGCCCAAAGTCGGGAGGGGCGCTCTCACCGTCCCAACCATTGAGCAGGTCATACACCTCTTTTTCACGGTTGTAATAAAGAGAGAGCACCGCGTCAGATTGCGTCCATTTAAAGATTGAATCTATGTCCGACTGCCCGATGGATTGCAGCCCTCGTAGGCATCTAGCGGGGGTCTGGTGGTAAATGCTCATCCAGTAAATCCATGTTTTAACGTCAGAATCGCTCACGCCCCACTGTGAGAGCGCAACTGTATAGTTTGCGTCCCCGTTGCTCATTGCGTCAGGTCCGAAGGCGTCAGCGATAAACAGCTCATCTTGGCACTTCTTGCAACTGTCGAGCTTGGCTGCGGCCTGCCATCCTGCCACGTCTGTTGTCGTGAGAAAATATCGCGTCCAATCATCATCGCTCATCTTATCAACCATGCTCTGGTTGTTCTTGCTTAGTAGTGCGAACGCGTCTGGGGCTTCTGTCTGCATCTTTTTCATAAGGCGCTTGGCATGGTAGCCCCACCATTGCGCAATGCCTACGGTAATCGCGTCTGCCGTATTGCAGCACCCATAATCAAAATCTGATTCGACTGCCGCTATTACGTAGTAGGCAAACATTTTCTGGTTATCGGTAAAAGCCATTCCAGCTCCTAAAAGCGTGGCCCCCCACGTGGGTTGCATCACGTGAGGGGCCTGAAAGGGGAAAGGGGCAACGTAGGCCCACTAGTTAGTATAGCAGACTTAGAAGGTGCCCGCGTTGAGATGTTCCTGCATTGCCTTAATGGTCGGGCTTTCGGCATCGAGCTTGCCGTCCTGAATGCAGCCAGTCTCATTCGCATATCGCGCGATAAGGGCGTTGGCTGTGTTTCGACCGAACAGACCATCCACGGTTATACCAAGTGCGGCTTGAATCTTGCACATAAGCTGCGAGCCGCGTCCAGCATTCGTAACCCATTCCCAGCCGCTCGTAAGGCCAGAGTTAATGCGTCGCCACCCCTCGCACTGCGAGGATACGATACCGTCCTGCGGCGTGCCAAAGTACTTCTGTAGAGCAAGGGTCGTGTTCTTGCCCCAATAGCCGTCAATGGCAAGCGCGTTGCTAGACGTGCTGCCGCCATCAAGTGCGGTGTTGCCAGTAATCTGCGCTTGCAGCTTAGCCCAAGCGCTCGGGTTCTCTACGTAGTAGAGCGGGCATTCCTTGCGGGACGCATCGTAGTGGCGCACAACATGCGAAGCGGGGACGCCAAAATCATGCATAAGCTTCTGAACAAGCCACGCAAGGCGGGCAATCTCTGCATCAGTGTAGGGGCCACCGTTGTTGCAAACCTCAATGCCGATGCTGTTCTGGTTAGTGATGCCGTACTTGCCGTGCCCATCGCCACAGTGCCACGTTGCGCGGGTTCTGGGGTCAGCCGCCTCATAGATGTACTCGTCATCAATGAAATAATGTGCCGAAGCGCCACGGTATCCGCCATCAAAATATACGCAATTTCGGCGGGCAGAACCTGCGCTAGAGTTGCCGTCACCCACATAATGAACCACGATAAACTTAACCGTGTCAGTGCGGGAAACGGTGTTGTTGCGAATGTGATACTTCTCGATGTTAAAGCCCATTACTGCTCATCCTCTCTGTGCTCGGCAAAAAGCTTGGCAAGCGGTGTGTTTGCAAGCTCGGGGTAGGCGGCAATAAGATTTTCCATAATGCTGCCAACCTCCATGATAATAATGTATGTGCAGGTAAGCACAACGGTAACGCCACTGAACGGAAGTCCCGCAATATGCTCGCACGCAAGTTCGAGCACAAACGCGAGGGCTACGATAACAAGCTCGGTGAACTTGTGTACAAGTCCAACCCGCATCTTTGCCGAATCGTAGCACTTTTTGGCGAACGCCTTAACAAGGCCGCTCACCACGTCAATAATCATTACCGCGCCGCCAATGGCAAGCGACCATGCCTGCGGCTCACTCAGTTCAATCATTACTTTGCTCCAATCTCCAAACAACTGTTCCATTTTCCGCCCCCGTAATAGAATGCCCTATCCACGCTATGGTCACGCTCTGAATTGCGAACGTCCGCGTAAGCGCCGCCGCGGACCTGCATAAGAGAGCCGCCGTCACGGTTGCAACTCTTGTACTTACCGTCACCATATCGCGCCCACGGGTAATAGCCAAGGTACTTGAGGAAACCAGGTACAGTAATGCGCACGGGCACGGGGTATACGGGGTCGGTAAGCGTATATGTGCCTGTGCCGCCAACCCAAAGATAGCCGTCTAGGCCCGTGTCAGATGCGCCAAAATCCCAAAGGTGCCCAACGTTTTTCCAGCCGCTATCAAGATTCCAGACAAACTCTGCCGTCTCTCCTGTGCCGCTGCCACCCGAATCAACGTCAATGTCTGCGCTGCCCATAAGCGTTGCTGCGGTCGGGTACGTCAGGTTGCTACCGCTCAGCGCGAATCGGAAGTCAAACGGGTTGAGTACAAATGCCACGGGGTAGTCGGCCTTAAGCACGTTGCTCGTAAACGAACCGTTTATGCGGGCTTGCACGCTCAAATCATCGTAGACGCGAATGCCAATTGTATAGTTCGTGTGACAATACTTAGCGCGGCCCGTGCCGTAGCCCGGAAGGCCAAAGCTTGTGGGGGTACGGTAATCGCCGCCCGCGTCCTCTCTAACGGGAACGGAAAGCTCTTGCACAAGCTCAGCCATCGTTACACCGCCTTGAGGTCGTTATCGAGCGTGCCATCGTGCGTGCGAATGTAGCCGCTACCACTGTTAAGGTTAATGGTGCCAATGGCGAGCTTGCCCGTGGTGTCACCCCAACTGATAACGCCCGTGTCCTTGTTGGCCGTGCCGCCACCCTGAATCTTGTTGAGAATATTGGCAATGGCCGTCCAAATATTGTCCGTCTTGCCGTCCAGCTGGGTAAAGTGGTTGTCAACCTGCGTAAACTTGTTCTCAGTGGTAGCCTTAAACTGCTTAAACTCCTCGTGATACTGCTCAACCTTGGTGTTCAGTTCATCAATGCGCTTGTTAAGCGCCGTGTTGTACCGCTCTACCTTAGCGTCAAGGTCGATAATTGCCTGCTTGTTCTTGGCAATTTGCCCCTGCAGGTCAAAGAGAATATTGTCGATTGTCTCCATGGCCTCGTTATAGACGTTATAGACATCCATCGGGTCGGCGGTGCCCTGCGGGCCATACTTGGCAATGCCGTAATGTGGGGTAGTAGGTCTGTCTGCCATAACAACCTCCCCTACTGGTGCTTGGCCTCAAGCGCGGCAATGCGCTTCTCGACGTCCGCGCATGCCGTCTCAAGCGCCGTGATTCGCGTGTCGTAAGCCTTGATTGCGTTGCTCTGCGTCTGAATCAGTGCAGAAAACTGCTGCAAAACAGCGTCAACGCTCGAAATGGTGTGATTGTAGCCATCCAGCAGGTTGGCATTATCATCAGGCTCGTAAAGGTCGAAGTGATAATTGTCCGTGTATCTCATGGTGCCTCCTTATGAAAATGACCCGCACCCCACGTGTGGGTACGGGTCAATCTTATCATTGCGGCAGGATTCGCGCCTTAGACGGCCGTGGCGGATTAAGCGCTAGGCGTGCCGCAAGAAAGTATAGCATACGCTATGACTGGGTTGCTGCCGATTCAATCTCACCCCATGTGGTGTTAGCCGTGATTCCAGAGTTAGGTAGATTAAGGCCGACAATTGCAGAGCCGTAGTCACCCGCCTTGAGACTGAATGCGGCCCCCTCAAACTCAAGAGCGCCTGTTTCTAGGCTAAGGTCAACGTAATCAGTTGGGCCGGTACTCCCTGGTCTGTGCTGTACCTGTATTTTATCGGGGATGTTCTTTGCGAGGAATATAGCTCCATCGTCATTAATGCCAATTTCGGCGCCACTCGGGATTTTGACGCCGCCCAAGGTATTAGACGAGGCAACCGGAAGTGTGTAAGGGGGAACCGCCTTCAGCTCGTCAACCTGTTCTGCTATCTCCTCAAGGGCCGGGCTTGAATATTCACCGTTACTGTTCTCAAGAAAATTAACGTGCGTATCGCCGTAAGTAAGGCCCTTAATGCCCGTGAGGTCTGCACTGTTGGCGCTAATTTCAACCTCGGCATTGTCAATGCGCTTGCCTAGGGCCGTATCGCCCTCGATGCGTGCCTGCTCCTCATCGTGCATGTCGGCGTCCACAGCCATAAGCGCGGTGTTATATTTGCCGCTCTCGGTTAGGTCTGGGCTTGCGTCAGGCTCATAGAGCGCATAGCCTTTGTATGGTGTCTCGGCCATTTGATACCTCCTTAGAATGCAATAAATCCAGCCGCGCCATTGGTAAAGTCTAGGTTACCTTTATCAAAAAGAAGCTCGATGTTTAGTGTTCCAGGTGAGTTCTTGCTAGTGTTTATGTACGCCACATATAGCGGCACTGTTGCCTGGCCTGTTTCTGTTACATGCCGATACTGGCAATTTATATATCTGAAGTATTCGGTGCCCACAACCTGGTGTTTAAGCCCTAGATGGTCAGGCGTAAGAAAGCTCGTGTAAGAAGCGCTCGCGTTGACTGCTTTAATTGCCGGAATGTCAATGCTAATTCTGTCAACTACAGGGGCTTCAGTAGCCAGGCTTCTAAACTGAATTACCCCTGTAAAGCCCAGTACAAAGCAGCCATTATTCTCAGGAAGGATTACCGCGTTTAGATAGTTTGTGACGTTTTGAGCTGTTACGGAGGAAACAAGCGTGTTTCTATTGTACAAGTCAACGCTTGGGTTAATGCATGCGCCAATCATAGGTTGGTCGGCCATAATCTCGTTCTGCATCGTGTTAATCTGCCCTCGCAGCTGCCCCACGGTGTCAGTTGCCTTAATGTTGGTAAGCTCAATCATTTGTCCTCCCCATAAAATCACGAGTTGCGCATACAAATGCATAGGTAAGCCTAATAGTCCCCATAATCATAAGGATGGTAGCGCACGCTAGCATCACTTGGTATGCAATGAATTCCATACTTAGCCCCTCTCAGTCGGGTCGGTCGTGTAAAGCGCATCGTCAGACCGAACAAGCAGATACTTGAGGTCTGTGGTCGTGCCCTTGCGAAGGTAAGGCGCGGGCTTGGGGCAGCGCGTGTCGGCAACCTTCTTGAGCACGCCCATAATGGTATGGTCTGCAAGGTTGTCCGTGTCAATAAGCGTAAGCTCGTCCTTGCGCACGTAGGCGTTAGGCGTAAAGTTAGGCTCAGTCCATCCCTCCTGCCATGGAATGCCCGGCTTGGCATCGCCCACGCCCATATATTCGGTTCGGCCATCAACCGCAATATGGCGAACGTTCATGTTACCAGCCTGGGTAACGGTGAATTGCGAGAAGTCCTCGACGCTCATGCCCTCAAACATCTGGGCCTGCCACATTCTGCGCTGTGCGGGCATGGTGGGAGCATAGCAGCCCTTGGTAACGTCATAGTCCATTCCGTTTTGCGCGAGGGCGTCAAACTTCTGTTCAAGCTCGCCCATGCGGCGCATCAAGTCCTCGAGAGCTGCCCAAAGCTTGCTCACCTCGCGCTCAAGATTGTTGAGCCTATCGAGGATATCGTCATAGTTTCCCATGTCGGGAAGTTCGTTCATGTGCGCGTAAAGCCACCAAATTTGCTGCTCGGGCGTGCGCATGTCCTCAAACTGCTTGCTCTTAAAATCGGAATATCCAGGCATCTGGGGTACCCACGTGTGATATTGCGTAGTGGCCCTGTTGCCAGTCTGGTTAATTGCCATAAGCCCTCCTTAATAGGGTTCGTCCGTCCAAACCTGCATGAAACACGGCTCAAGCATATCGCACACCATCAAATCCGTGTTCATAAAACCGTTTGTAAGCATATTCGTAACGTTGCTACCAAAGTAGCCCGAACGCGACTTAAGGTGGTTGACGTAATCAGAAAGGCTGTTCGTTTCACTCGTGTTATCGTCCGTGGCGCTATTGTCGCTCGTTCCAGTGTTTCCGCTCGTGCCTTTAGTCTGCGTAAGTTGGCTCATGTATCTAGGCTCGGTAGGGTCGTTCATAAACGTTGCGGGCGTGTCAGATAGAATCGAGGTCGAAGTCGAATTTGAATCGCCCGTAGTTTTGCCACTTGAGTGCTGCATGGTATTCGAGGTCGAATCACTCTTGCCCTTGGTGTGCCCGCCTGCATCCGTGACGGTGGTGTCGAATGGGTCGAACGACTTATTGAGCACGGCCTTGTAAATCGCGTTGTACGCGGGCATCTGCTCGCGCATCCTACGATTGAGATAGAACACGAACAGCTGCGGCGTATCTGCCGCGATTCTACGATATGCAAAGTGGTCGTAGATGCGCTGGTTGAGCGTGTTCCTATAATCTTCATCAAAGATAGGATAGTCACGCAGCCCCAAATCCAGCCCATACGCTTCATGAATGTCCCGAAGCGTCAGAATCGCTTCATAGTCGCGCGTCCAGTCGTTATCAGATAGCGTTAGCACTGCCACTCACCTCGCCCGTAGTATTGCCACCCAACGAAAGATTAGAAGCTGTCCTCATGTTGTAAGGGCGCAAGCCCTCACCCTGCAAAAGGCTCACAGAATCATCCCCGGCTTGCATCGGCACGTGCGGGACGCTCCACATAGGCTTAAGGTCAAGCCCGAACAGCTCGCGCGCACGGTCTGCCGCCTGAACTCGTGCAAGATAGCGTGACTGCCGCTGTACCATGAACTGCTCATTGTTGGCAAGCGTCTCAGCGGTCTGAACGCGCTCCTTCTTCTCAGCGGCGGCGTTGTTATCAATGCCAAGAAGCGTGTAAGCCTGCGATACAAGCTTAAGCTCATCGTTGAGCATCTTATCAACATTGTAATCAACGCCACTGTTGAAAACCTGTAGGCTCACAACGCCGCTTGAGAGAGGGCTAAGGTACAGTGCGGGTTCGCCTGCATCGACCTTGTTGAACATCACCTCAGCGTTTTTCTTGCCCTCCTCGGCAACGTTGATGATATAGGGCACGCGCATGGCTCGCATATTTTGGTCGATAGTAAGGTCGAACTCGGCAAGGCGGGCGCAAATAAGGTCAATCTCGTTATATAGCGGCATCCTCTGCAGGTTGTCCCAAATGGCTACTGCATCAGCATCCATAATCTTAGCCGTGCTGCCATACTGGTTGCCAGTGGTACGCACCCAAACGTTAAGGTGTCGCTTGAGGTCGTGCGCGTCGTTCGGGAACTGCATACGAATGGTGTTAGGGTTGTTGTAAATATCGGGGTTGCCCTGCTGCAAGAATCGCGCCGTAACCCAAAGCGGTAGCTTTTCAGACTTTGGCGCTCGCTTGGTAATTGCGGCACTACCGCTCAGGAACAAAATGCGCTCAAGGAACCTCGTATCAATCTCCTTGGGCATGCCCTCCCACTTAAAGCAGGTCGTGGCCGCCGTGTAAAACAGGCGCCACCACATAGCATAGGTTCGATAGGTCTTTGCGCTCTGTTGCCACTTAACTGCAAATCGGTTGCCGAACATTGCGACATCGGGCGGGATAAACCCATCCATGTCAGGCCGTCTACCCATGTTCACTCCTCTCTAATAGCTGTATCCATCTCGGGCGGTGTTGTCGGTTGCCGCCGTGTTGCCGATAGATTCAGGCGCATCCCAAAGCGTAACGCCCTTTTCGATTATTCCGCGCATCGTCTCGCGCTCACTTTCGTTAGCGTCCGCGCACGTGAGAGAAGCACCCATAGCTCGCCAATACGCAAACTTGCTCATGCAAAGCATGTGCCGCACGCTGCCCAACGAAAGGAACCTACGCACAGAATAGCCGTAGCGCCTAAAGTAATCAGCTACCGCGCTAAGAGACGCACCGGAAAGCGTTTTGTATGTAACCGTGATGCACACAAGGCCGTTTTTCCAGTTAAATCCTTGCCCGCCAGACTGCCCCACGGTAGAAGGCGGGGTAAGCGCCGCATCTTGCACCGTGGCGTTAATGCCCGCAATAGCATTCTGGTAATCACCCTTGGCTGCGTTGCGTGCCAATTCGAGATTATTGTCCGCAATGTCAGACTGCCCCGACAGCCTAGCATTAAGCGAACCAGCGCCAGTCGCGTTGGCTACCGTATTCTGCGCATTCCACCCGGCAAGGCTTGCATTCTGTGTGGCCATACCAGCAAGGTCACTCAAGCTAGGCGTTGTAAATCCGCCAACGTCAATAATCGGGCTTGACCACATTCTCTGGGCAACGTTAGAGCCGAATCCAGCCGGGCTATTAGACCACTGCTCACGCTGTGAGGATATGTCACGCTGCGCATTCCGATATCCCGTGTTGGCCGTCATGTTTGCCCTATCAAGCTGCCAACCTGCGCTCGAATACTGGTAGTCGCGCGTGTGCGTGGTGCTCGCCAGGTAGGTCAGATAGGCGTTGTTGACAAACGAGAATTGCGGGAAGTCAGTCAGCCAAACGCACGTATCGAGGAAGTCACCGCCCGCGATTGAGCCAGTCTTAGTCTTGCCCTCAAAATCAGTATACGTATAGGAATAGCCGCCCATGCGCCCCTCGGGGTCTCCATAGTTCTCAGCGAAGAAACCCGCCTTAGCGAACGGGGCCAGGCAACAGCCCATCCACTGAATTACGAGGTGGTCCCCCTTAACCAAATTAGGCTTGAGGAACACGGGATTCCCCGTAAGCGTGCTCAGCTCAATTACTGAATACGGGTAGCAGTACAGCTTGTTCACGTCCTCGGCAAGCGCGGGCCTAAGCCCCTCGGCAAGCTGGGAAAACATGTTCTTAGTCTCCCAATAGGGCTTATCGCCAATATCGTAATTCTCTGTGGTGCCGATGAAATGCATCTCAGGGCCATTGCCGAACAGCTTAACTGATGGACCGTCCGTCAGTAACGCGCCCGGGAAGGCGTAAATAGCCACGATGCACTGCGCGGCCCAACTCTTATCCTTCATGGCCTTCATCACAGCGCGGAACTTGTCTAGCGCCACCCAATAGACGTTGCAACCGCTCGGAAGGCCATCAACAAACTGCCCATCGGCAACGTTAAGCGAGGGGTTAGACGTGGTGCCAGGGTCGGCGGCAAGGTTAGCTGTGGAGATGAAAATAATCTTAGGCGGGTGCTCGGTAGAGTTAATCGTAATTACCTCGCGGGCGCATGGCACATACTCGCTGCCCACGTCCAGGCCCTCGGGGAGCGAGAAATACTTGTTGAGCGCCCAACCATCCTTAGCGCGGGCATTGCTGTTAGCCATAGCAATGTGCCCACGGTCAACATAGGCATTGCCATAGGTAATGGCGCCTGCATAGGTGGTCATAACGTCCAACTGCAAGGTAAGGCGCGTTGCCTGGGGGCTAAGATACTGAACGCCCGTAATGAAATAGAAGTAAGAGCGTGCGGGGCCTTCATCGTCCACAGGCTGCTGCGGGTTAGTCACGACAATATAGTTGTACTTGTAGACGCTCGAATATGGGACGGGAACACTAATCGGCTCACCAGGGCGCAAGTTTTGGAAGTTAGAGCTAAACCAGGAACCAGCGCGGGATGCAAACCACTTGTCGCGCTCCTCGGCAGAACTCCAGGCAACAACGTCACGGTAGGCAGAATCCCACGGAACATCAAGCAAGCGAACGTGCGTACCCGTTGGCCAAATCGAAGGCGTAAGCACCTGCGAAGCGTCCTGCGCTCTAATCTCTCTATCTGCCATATCTGCTCCTAAAGAAAAAAGGCTGCTAGGGCCAGTAACCCTAGCAGCCATTATAGGCTATGCCCTAAGCTTTACATCTTGGGGTCAACCGTAACCTCGACCTTCTGGGTAACAGGCGTGTCACCCGCGCCCGTGGCAGACAGAACAAGCGTGGCCGCGCCCTGCTTAATGCCCGTGACGGTATAGGTGCCGTGAACGCGGTCAACGCTCACGCTCACGTTCTCAGCTCCCGTCACCACAGCAACGGTAAATCCAGCGTCCGTGGCATCCTGCGGCGTGGCGGCAACCTTAGCCGTGGCGCTCTCCTCGACCTTAACCGTAATGGCTGCGGGGGTAGAAGTCAGCCCCGTAGTAGTCTTAACGCCCTCAACAGTGGCCGTATAGGTAGCGGAGAACTGCTCATTCTGAATAGACGTGGCAGTCACCTTGATAACCGTGCCAGCCTTTGCCGCGCCCGTGTGGAGCGTGCCCGTGGAATCAACGTAGCAATTGGCGGGCAGAGCAATGCCGCGCCCACGGCCATTGAACGCACGAAGCTCGTAGCGCACGGCCTGCGAGGGCGAATTGTTGCCCGTAACCGTGGCAAGAAGCTTAACAGCCGGGGTAGAAGCGTAGCCCGTGCGGGTATCCAGCGTGGGCATAACGGTGCCAGAATCGTGGCCCTCGGCATCGGTAAGCGTAACGTCAGTGACGGTGCTCTCAAGTCGGGTAACGTCAGTGTCAGGCAGAGTAGAGAACATAATAGCATTCGCGAACAGCGAATAGCTAAGTGTCTCCCAATGGTGCATCACAACGGGCTGCGTCATGTTCTGCGGGTTAATAGGCGCGGTAAGCGTAAGCGCCGGAATGTTGTCCTGACAAAGGATAAAGTCAGTGTCAACAAGCAGGGCATGACAACCCGCAATGGGAATGCGGGGCACCTTGATAATGCGGTCGGCAAGGAGCTTGCCATCCTCGGCATTGAAGGCATACATAAGCATACGGACAGTGAGCGCCGCGTCCATATCAGCGTCAATCACAAGCATCGTGGAATCGGACAGCGTGGAAAGGCCGGCGTTGCGCCCCTCTGCAGAGTAATCGGTGGAATAGAAACGAAGCTTGGTGTTAAGCGCACGGACACCCTCAACAAGCTGCTCACAAATCTCTGCCTTAGCGTCACGGCCCGCCGCGTTGCTAATGTCATCGAGGTGGACGTTGTAGAACCCATTGAAGTCCTGGTAATGCCGGAAGAGTTCCATCATAAGCAGAAACTCATCGTTCTGGTCAGAGTTCATCGGCATGCTAAGGCACGCATTGAGCAGCGCCGAAAGGTCCTCAGAACCATCGAACGCACCCGCGAGCACCTGCTCCATGGGGAGCGTAATCTCGTACTTATCTCGGCGATTCATAGTGTGGTACTTAACGTGAATATCAGGCTCACGCCCCTCAAGCCCATAGATATTCATTGCATTCTTATCGTAGGACTTTGCGCGGAGAAGATTAACCTGCATTTCCTGAATCTGCGTGCCATAACGCTGCGAAGCACGCTTGAGCGGAGCAAGCGGGTTGGTAAAGCTACGCTGCCGCACAAGCGTAGTGGCAATCCGGTTCAGCAGAATGTTATAGAAAACATTCCAATCGGGCGTATAGTTGTTAAGAGCAGAAATAGCATCGCTAATAGTGGCCTGCGTAACAGCAGGAATGCGCGACTGGTAATCAGACGGTGCATAGTTACGAATCGTGTTGAAAATCTCGGCATTCGTGGCGTGCAGAATGCCATTCTTAATCTCTGCCATGTTTAAGCTCCCATCATCCGGTTAATCTCGTCAAGGTCAATCTCTGGGTACTCATCGTCCCCAATCTCTGGGTACTCATCGTCCCCATTGTCAGCTGCCACAGAATCGTTCACTGCCCCCGCGTTGGCAAGCGCGGCAACTGCCTCCTTAAGCGAAGCAACCTCAGTCATCAGGTCAGCAAGCGAACTCATAAGACCCGCCGTGTCAGGCTCCTGATTCGGCTCGCCGCCCGGCTCCTTGTTAGGCTCCTTGTTAGGCTCGCCACCCGGCTCCTTATTAGGCTCCTTGTTAGGCTCGCCACCCGGCTCCTTATTAGGCTCCTTGTTAGGCTCGCCACCCGGCTCCTTGTTAGGCTCACCGTTATCATTGGGCTTAGGCATAAGTGCTCCTTTCGACATTAAAAATGGCCCGCTAACAGTATAACCGTAGCGGGCCTAAAGCAAAGTTTGGCAAGCTATCTAGCGGTACTGGGATAGGGTGCCCCCTCGCAGGGCGCCGGTCAGCGTTGCGTGTCCCTGCATCAATCCACTAGCGCCTAAACTAGCACCTGCCATTGAGCATTGTATCACTCGTGCAACTCATAGGCTCTCGGCTCAAGCACAACACCGCCAGGCACAGCAACAGGGGTAAGCTTGCCTGCCCCATCCATCACCTTACCGGTAACAGGGTCAATGTTAGATAGGCCATAGTGGAAGTTATCAAAGTTGCAAAGCGCCTTAACGTTGTCAGGCATGCCAGCGCACGTGACGGATACCTCACCGTTCAAATCCCATATGTAGCACTTAGCACGTAGGTGCCTAGCGTGCGTAAACGTGCCCTCAACTTTCCAGGCGCATAGGTTAGTGTCATGCAGCGGAATGCCTGCAGGGTCATCCGTCCCGGCAAGGTGCATTGAATCAGTGTCGCAATAGATAAACCTATCCAGGTTGGCATGAATAGCCCTTATCAACGTTTGCCTAGCGTAAGCCGTGGTAAACGTGCCAACGGGGATATAGATACCGTCTCGTTCCTCATGCTCCCCTAGCACCCACTTAACAACGCCGTCATCACCCATCATTGGAACCTTTGGCGTAACGTCAGGGTTGGTTGCAAACTTGCCATAGATATTGTTAAGCATAAGCTTGGCAAGCTGCCTCATGCCGCCCTTGCTCTCGCGCTTAATCTTGCCCCAATAATCAACATATGCCCCAAAAATCTCAGACCCCTTAAGCGTCTGAAACCAGTAGCCGCCATCCCAAGAAAGCACGTCAACGTCATAGTTCTCAAACAGCAATTCGAGGTCTACGCACGTAAGCGTTAGTTGCACAGGCTCAACCGTGTCGCGCACATACTCATGCTGCCCGTAAAAGCCTGAATTGCGGAGCTGTACCATAGGTATTCCGTCTTGTTTCACGTGAAACAAACAGGTCAAGTGCTGCACATACAGTTCGTGCGAATCATCCCATGCAGGATAAGCCCCGCCCCGCCCTGCAAACCTGCTCTCATAGCGCTCATAAAACATGTGCGGCACGCCCACGGGATAGGGCTTGGAAATAAGCATCGATGGATACATTGAGTTGTAATCAACAGATATGCCACCGTACACGTCCACGCCCGCGAACTTAGGATTGACAAAGGTAAAACCACCGCGATAGGAACGCCTAATATCAGCATCGACCTCGGGAACAAGTACGGGAAATAGGTGCTCAAACCGCTCCTTGCCCATTTGCTTCTTGAAAAACTTAAACGCATTAGAGCCAATGGTCATGTTGGTTAGGCCCTGCGAATCATTGACCCCCATAGCAGCGGCCACAATCTCAACATCCCTACGAATGTAATCCTTTTCCTCGGCTGTAATCTCGTGGCCCTGCTCACGATACTCGGTGTAATCAAGGTCCCCCTTGCCCTCATCCAGCTTAAACGCCCTGGCAAGGCGGCGCACGCTCATGGGAAACAGCTTTAGCGAATCTTGAATGTTAATCTTGGTACCGTTGTAAAAGCAAATCGTCAGCTGGTAAAACTTGCCCTTGCCGCTTACCAGCGTTGTAAACTCACCCGCGTCAGGATTCTCGGGTACCCACGTATACCCAAGATGAAACAGCCTATCTACGATGAACTTGCCATCGAATGCTAGGTTGTGAAACCAATAAAGACACTTACCGCCAAGCGCGATATAGGACAGAAACGTATCTATCGAATTGCCGTAGACCGTAGCGGGGTCATCTGCGACTTGCGCCACAGCCCACGCCCACACTCGACAATCACTCTTAATCGTGGTTGTCTCAAAGTCGGCAACAGCCATACGCACATGCCCCGCCCCCTTTCAGCTATTCGCGTGCGCTTAGGACAATCTTCACATACTCCCGGTAATCAAGTTTAACCGTTTCCCCCTCCTCCTCAATTTTCCTAACGGCCTCCTTAGGGCTAAGCCCCGCGTCTTTCGTCCCCGCTGCGGGCGAATACGCCACAGCAAGCGTATCGACAAAAATAGTCCTCTGTGTAAGCACATCAAAGTCATCATCAGACATATCACGGATAACCTTGGCCATGTCAGGGTCTCCAATGCGCTCAAGCATGTCGCACACGCTATCGCGCAACACTGCCCTACGGCGGTCAAACGTTATTTTTGCCGCCCTTGCCATAGCTTCAGCGCGATAATTAGCGGCACGGCGCGTCCCCGGCTCCTCGGACACTTGGATACTCGTAAGCGAGCCGTACACAGTGCCGCGTATGTAGTGCGCCTTGCCGCCCGCATCAGTAATGCGAGATTCCTTTTGCCGCTGTGCGATTGTTGAAATATTAGACGCGCCCGGGACGCTCGCATTAACCTTAATCGCATCAATGCGCTTCATTTCAGCCATAGCGCGCCGATTTATTTCCCTCGCATCGCGCTTAATCTTAAGCAGTACCGATTCCTTGATAATCTCGCCACTTTCAAGGACGTGCATACGCGTTTGGTTAAAGCTCTTAAGCTTCTGGTAGTAGCCGCCGCGCTGCGCCGGGCTAAGTGCCTGAACCTCAGACCACGAAAGAACAGGCGTTGCCCCAATCTCAGCTGCGGTAGCGCCACGTGCCTTAAGACTGCGAACTTTAGCGCGTGCCCTGCGCTGCGCTTGCTGCAATGCTGTGCGCTTTCGTGACATATCCAGCTCCTAACAGAAGGGACGGGGCCGTAACCCCGTCCCATACTACTAAGCCGTGCCTAGTAGCTCACTTTACTTAATGGCGCCCGTAACGGGGTTCATCGTGTCGTAATCAATAACAGGCACCTTGTGCAGCTTGACAGTGGAATCAGTAGCGCCCACCTCAACGTGCCAAGGGCGCGGGTTACCGAACCCATACGTGCCCTCCTCAGTAGAGAGAACGACAGTATGACCAACCAGGTCGGCAACGGAATCGACCTTATCGCCGATAGCGTTAAAGAGAGCACTCTTGGGCTTAAACGTGACAGAAACCTCATCGTCAGTGCCAACAGGCTTAATGAAAATGCGAATGTTGCGAACTGGAGAGCCATCGTCCCAAACACGGGGCTTGCCGCTCTGGAAATCGTAAGCCTGCGGGTTGTCAATGCCGACTACCACGCCCGTAAGAGACGTACAAAAATTCGGCTTCTCAGGGTTAGAGTAGTTCCAAGCGTGAGACTTCTTGATATCAAAAATGCTCATAGTGCGTTCCTTTCCTAGCTTACTGCTCAACAGCATACTTCATAAAATCAGAACCGGACAAAACATAAACGTGCGTGTCAGGCTCAACAGCAGACACTACCACAGTATCATCGTGCATCGTGCGCCTTAAGTGCGCTTGGGCCTGCTCTCGCGTGTAAATGCCCTCAAGCACCTCGCACACCTCAATGAACTGCCCCGTTACCGGGTTGAGCCGTTGGCCCACGCAAGCCGTTAAGCTAATAGTTCGCTTAATGCTGCGCATTACTATCACCCCTTCCACATTCGCCCTTTACAGGCATAGACTTTACCATGCGCAACATCAGCTTATAGGCGCCGCGGGTATACGCAAAACCTATGACTTCAGTGCAAACCTCGGCAACGTCACCATACCTACCTGCCTTAACGTAATCTGGTACAAGCGACATAGCTTCATGCAGCGCCTTATTGCTTAAGCCAAGGCGAAACGTAAGCTCATCGATAACCGCCTTGCGGCTTATTAGGTAATCTCTCATTACTTTCCTACCTTTCCCGTTCTTTCCGACAAATGTTTAGTGCGGTCTGCATACCACTCATCGCATGCTGCAAGCAAATGCTCAAGCAAGTCAATCTCATTGTTTGCGGCGTTTACCATATCGGGCAAGTTACGCTTAAAGCCCATATCTCGCAGATTCTCAGTCCGTTTAAGCTTTAGCTTAAGCATGTGTTGCACGTCATAATACGTATCAGCGCAAATGGCAGTGTAGCTATAGTTCGCGCCCCTGGTGGTGGTACCGTCTGTTGAGCGATTTATGCTGTAAGCCCCGCGCGAATGCTTGGGTTGTTTTCCTAGCATAATGCCGTTGGCATCCTTGTAAAACATGCTAATACGCCTCCAGCTCCTTTAGTTTGCCCGCTTCAATCTTGTAACTACGTTCCGTCACACAATTACTATCTGAGAGCGTCAAGATAGACACATAAAGGCAATTAAGCTCACCTGCCCGCCTAACAATCGACTGCTCATTCATTGCAGCATCAGGGGCATAGCTCCCGTAAACATCAAACGGATTAAAATACAAAGTATCTTTTGGCGCCCCATACATACGGCTTGCCCACAAAATCAAAACGCCCCTACAAGTTGCCATTACTACCCCTTTCATTGTTTACAACCAGCTCCGCAATCAGTGCCATCATGTCAACTGTCAATCCTGGTATTGCGGGCGCCGGAACGTAGTGTTCGCAATTTGGGCACGTACTGCGCAAGATGCATCCCCTCTCACGAATGTAGGCGCGGCAAACGTCACCGTGAATGCATGGGCTAGCCATGTTCTCTCCCCTCGTTATTTTCCTAGGCTTATTTACTAAACCAACACGCCATAAGCGACTAAAAACCTATCCTTAGAAAGCCGTGCCCTAAGTTCATCGGCCATAATACGTGCCAACTCACCCGTACCAAAGATAAAAACAGTTGCCGCGTTAACAGTTTCCCCACCTCGCTCAAAAGCCCAAGGCAGAACAATCATGTAACAAGAGCGAAGCCTTTTACCTGCCTGTCTATCGCGCTTACAAACGCGGCACTTAAACCCCTCAGTCTCCTGACAACTAGCTATATACCTAGCTATGTCGCTAAACGAACCACCCACGTCATGCTTAGAATTGTAAACACGAACTGCAGATATATACATGCTGCCCCTTTCTTATTTTCCTAGCTTATTTTCCTAGGATTATTTTCCTAGGTGCCTATATACTAAATACAGCACTAAAGCGGACACCAAATAACCCACTAAAAGAGCTACCCAACAATCCGCGCGTACCATACCCACACATGAATAAAAGCACGTAAGGCAAAACAGAACGGTCTCAGGGTTCTTCATAAAATCTCCACAAAGCTGAAAGTCAATATGCCATCGGTGAACGGTACCCGCATATCCGTGAACGGTATGCAAGTAGTAATCGGTAAACGGTAGCAATCGGGCGGTGAACGGCGCGGACGTGTTTGTCAACGCCGTTCACCGATTATCACATGCTACTCACAAACTAACGTACCGTCCACACGAACTATGATGAACGTCCCCGTAGTATGGTTATAAATCGTAACGTGCTGGAACGCCGCCCCGCTAAGCGGCTCGTGGTACAACTCAAGAGCGCGGGCAATGGCGTTCGTGACGCCCGCGCACTCACAACGTGGGTAATGCCCAACGCACACAACGTATCTATCTCTCACCCTAACCCCTTTCAGTAGGCCACGCCGTAAACAACACACGTTTAGTCTCGCGCTCTACAACGCTAAAGGCAGAATTATAACAGGGCACCGCACGTTTAGCGCACTCAATCGCGGCATCCAAGTAAGCCCACGTAGCAAACAAACGCCGCCTCTCACCGCTCACCATGTACACGGCGAACCTATCGCCGTTTAAATCACTGTACGTAATGTCTACCATGGTTCCCCTAACTACTATTTATTCCTCGCTTTCATCAAAAATATCATCACACTCAAACCATACATAATCGTTAATATCAGTTTCTGACAGCTCAACCGAACCGTCTGCAAACTCTTCGAGGCGCTCATATACCGCCTCACGCTGAGCGTCCGTAGCGTCTGCCATTCTATGGGCAGCACCGGACCAAAACTCAAAACGGTTAGCGTCTTGCTCAACAAAATATCGCATGGATACTCCTTTCAGTTATGCG